GTGAATGTATGGATATTAAGGGCTTCAAACTTGTATCCAGTGCCATGCGCCTGGTTTGCAAGTCGTTCGTCAAAGTTGAAATTGCCATAAGACATATATCTAAGCCTGTTAGACCCCGAATGATACAGTTCCTTCCGCCAGAGTTCATGGTTAACCTGGCGCCACATGCTTATTTATGTTATAAACACCTTAAACACCACACTAGCGATCCACAACATTTGTATGTGAATACTTCAGGTTCAACTTACGATTCTTTGTCCCGCATGGTTCAAGAGGCGTTGACTAAAACACAGAATGCTTCTGGCAACAATTTAGTCAATTTAGCCACCCTGTTCTTTAACGGGGACGATTCACTCGTATTGATGAACAAACAGCTCTTCTTGAGCGGCGCTTGGGTGGATGGCAGTTCAATTTGGGGCCGCGACCCCGTTACGCACAGAAAAACCTCTATCTATTTAGCAACCTACTGCTCAGGGTGGTTTGTGCGATACTTCGACGGAAGTAAACATGTGCCTTTTTTTCAACCTAGACCCTTTAAAGCATTAGCCAAGTCTGCTTTCGTTATAGCGACAAACGCTATCAATGTGGCTTTAACAGACGACGAACGCCTGCATTTGTTGACAGAGCTTATCGAAGCGCGATCTTTATCTATGTACTATAGCTTTCACCTGGACCCATTCATGGCCGAAATTGCCTTGGCGTGGCTGGAAAAAGTTGACAGCAAGTGGTACGAACCTTTATCGCTCCATCGCTCTGGTTCACAATCTTTCAACGATGAACACCTTCATAAACAGATTGACGACTACCTAGACAGTTTGACTTATCAGGACCGAGTGAGACTCAATCTTCGCTCGGAACATAAACACGTGCCCACCACTCTCAACAGAGTGTATGACGACACGAGTGTTTGGTGGTCGTATGAGATCAATTATGGCATCACAACAACGGAACTACTTGAACTACGAGGGCGTTTAATCAACGTCATTAAAAATTGTGATATCGGAAATTACAAACTCGTAGACGACTCTTTGCTCAAGAGTTTAATACAAGCGGATTTGGATGCTAAAAACCCCTGTGTCTTGCAAAAAGACCTTTGGTTTGATAATGAAGGAGACATAGGCATATATGAGGTCGATTGTTCGGCCTACGACAGTACAACACAGTACGATTCTTTATGCCATAATGTCTGGTTTCAACAAGAGTGTTTTGGTGAAACGCTTTTTGTTGACGCAATTAAATTGCGACATCGTATGCAAGTACAATCGCGCTCCAAGTACCGAAACGCAGCCTGGATCACTCGTGACCAGATGCTTTCTGGGTACTATGACACCAGTATCGGTAACGGTATCACCAACTGCACCGAGATCACTACGTCACTTTGTCTGTCTTACCCAAACTGTCATTTGAAGTTTGAATAGACGACATTCTGTGCGCGCTTTTAGTTGGAGCACGTACAGTAGACACCACAGGTATTAG